ATTTTTAGGCAATTGATCAAAAACAATAGCAACATTTTTATTATTAATTTCATTATTTAATGATTTTTTATTACCATAATAACTATATGTTAATTCATAGTTTTTAGGTGTTTTTCTATTAGTCAATTTTGTATAATCATAAAATTTAGTATTAGGAAATATTTCAAATATATTATTATATGTTTTATTATTATGAGTTACTTTTATATTTTCATACTTTATATCACTATAAGTATTCAATCTAAATGTAGGAATTAAATCTTTTTTAATACTTGATTTAATAGCACTTTCAATATCTTTAATTAATAGCCTAAAAAACTCCTCTCTATTTTCATAAAATAATTTTGTTTTTCTTATTCTAGCTTTCATAATAGATTTATAAATATTAGCAAAGCCATTATATCCCACGCACACAGAAGAACAAGTACTTTTATTTTTATTGTTTTCATTAGCTTTTAATTTATTAGCCATAGGACAAACATTATATCCACTTATATCACTATGGGCTAAACTTAAAAAATAAGTGTTATAACCTATTTTTATATTTTTTTTAGATTTATAATTGGTAGTTGGTTTACTTAATAATTTCATTTTATTTATTCCTTATTTTATTAATTCTAATTAGTTCTTTAATACCTATGATTAAGATTGTTATTAATATTATATATGTCAAGTAATACATTATTTTATTTCCTTGTTTAATTACTGTTATTTTTAATATTTTTTTTAAACATTTTTATATTGTCCTTACACTCTTTACAATCACAATTATTATTTATTGTCCAGTCAAGCATATTTTTCATCCATTGTATATATTTTTTATCTATTTTTTTCATTATTTTATTTCCTTATTTATTATATTTTTCTTTAAAATTAATTAGATTTTTTTTAATTGTCTTCTCCTTCCTCAATAATTCTAACATTTCCCCAATTATCCCCAAAATCATATCTTAGATGTTTTTTTGATAAATTCCAAAAATTATCTTTTAATACTTTATTGATTCGATTTATTTCTAATAATTCCTTAATAATTTCATCAAATCTTTTTTTTGCTGATTTATAACCTCTATGTATTGTTACAAAAGTATCTCCTCCCCTGTCTTCATTTAAAACAACATATATTTTATCTTTTTTATTCATTTTTTTATTTCCTTCTATATTTATATTAATGTCTTCATCTAATAATTCTGTAATATCTTCAACATATATTATTTTAGATTTAGGAATGCCTGTTGTATGATTGTAATTTTTAATTGCGTCTGTTTTATTTTTACCCTCAAAAACTTTATTACAAACATCTCCATTATTCAATCTATATTCTATTTCATATTTTTTCATTATTTTATTTCCTTATTTAATTACTACAATTAATTTAACATATTTATTTACAATAAAGCAAATTATTTATGTAATTATTTTTATTTATTTATCTTGCCTATGTCTACAAAATACCTAAAATTTTTTTTTGATTGCTATCGCAATATGAACAATTAATTATCTAAGGTTTTATTTTGTGTCTTATTTTCTGTTATTTGGGTTTAAAATATGTGTTGTTAATGGGTAATCAACCCCACCCTTACTTCATATCATCTTTGAAAAATCTGTCCAAATCTTAGCAATTTTAATTTATTTAAAAAGCAAGTATTATTTATTTTTTATTGAGACCCAATCTCAATTAGTATTTGAGAATCAATCTCAATTCTATATATGAGAATCAATCTCAATTATGAATCAGTAAACCCCCTATATGAAAATGAGAATCAATCTCAATTACCCTATAAGGGTATATCTTTTATTCTTAATGCTCAGATACCATTCCACACAAAATGTAAAAATTAACTTTTAGATAAAAAATCATAAGAACTTTGACATTATCTTTAATATGTATTAAATTTAAGCTCAAAATAGGCGATTTAAGGCGATATTATGAAAAATGAGAGTGATATTATAAAGAGTAAGAAAAAGCCTGCTAAAGTGCTTGCTGTTGATTTGTTTGCATTTCAGCCTCAGATTACTATACAGGAGGTCGCAAATAAGATAGGAGTAAGTAAGAAGACTGTGATGATGTGGCGAGAAGATCCTAACTTTATTGATGCGATTTATGATAGGTATATGGTTGAGTTTGGGTTTCAATTACCAAGTGTTTTAAATGCAATGGTTCGTGAGGCTCAGGCAGGTAATGTGCAAGCAGGAAGGTTAGTATTAGAGCATAGTGGTAAGCTGGTTAAGAATATTAATGTTACTATAGATAGTCCTTTTGAGAAGTTTTTAAAAGGTGTAGAAAATGCAGAGGTTGTTGAAGATGAAGATATAATAGATGTTGCTGAGAGTGTGGGCGATACTTTTGATGAGCTGCCTGAAAGAAAGGAAGGCAATCAAGCACAGAGAAGTAAAAAAGAGAATATTATAAACAGGAAGGCGATTAAGGAAGAAGAAAAAAGACTTGCTTATAATAAACAACAAGCTGAGTGGCGAAAGTGGAGGATTAGGGCAGAGAAAGTAGGGATAGAGCCTTTAAGTAGTCGCAGACCAACACCTGCACAGAGAAAAGAATGGGAAAACAAAATAATGGAGGCAGAAAATGCCAAACAGGAAAGCGAAGGAAAGAAAAATGGCGAAGAAAGCTAAAAGATTAGCAATAAAGAAGTATAAAAGAGCTAAAAAGAGGTTAAAGAAAAAGAAAAATGAAAAATATTAAAGATATAGAGAAGTGTTATGACTTATTAATAGAAGCAAGAGAGATTTTGAAGTGTTTGAATGGTGATTCTACAGTTGAGGCTTCTAAAATTAATAGTTTTTGTGTAAGGACTGATGTTTTTTTAGGAAATACCCATAAAAGGGATGTAATCTGACTCTAAAACATCACAAATTTCCTCATAAACACTCGCAGGCATTGCAATAGGGTCTTTATCCTCATTTTCAACGAAGTATTTAGTGCCTCCAGATAATTCTTCTACATTTTTATTAATAGTTTGAAGTAAAACGAGTATTAGGTCTTTAAATTCTTTATCTTTCATTTTTTAAATGCCTTTCTTATATCTTTTCTAAGTTTATTAAAAGCAGATAGAGTTTCTTTTTCGCTTGCTTGTATAAAAGGTCTTGCAGGCACATCTCTCCAATTTTTAACAGGATTCTCGTAGCCTTCATGGTGTTTTAATCCATAAGCAAGCATTTGTAAACCCTCAGATGTTCCTTTTATGCTTCTATATAAATTTCCTGTTGCAAATAATGGTTTACTACCACCCTGCCCTTTATTTTTTCTATGTTCTATAGTGAATTGTGCTAATGGTGGTTTTAATCCTTTATCAATAGCCTCTTTTGAACCTTTTTCAGCACTCCTGCCATATCTTTGCATATACTTTTCAACAATTTTAGGCATTTGAGATGCTAATTTGCCTGCATTATATGAAACTGAAATTTTAGCCTTCATATTCTTCTTCTTTTTTAACTCCTGTTCCCATTGCTACTAAATGTGGGTCTTGCATAGCTTCTCTATTTTTTTCTATGATTTTTTCAGCTTCTTTACGAGATAAATCTTGATTATACTCAATTAACAGGTCAGACTCATCAATCATATGATGTTTAAGCCTGTGTTCATCTAACATAATCTGATCTTGAACAGTTTTTGGATATTCAGGCTCTTTAAAGTCTAATTTTAGCTTTTCAGGAAGTTTGATATTGTTATAATCAGCGATTTTTCTTTCAATATAGTATAATTCATGCTCATACATCCTCCATAAGTCTAAATCGTCTTGATAATCCTCAAATCTCTCTAAATCTTTAATTTTTAGAGCTATTCCTGAAGGAGTTTCGCCTCCATCTTGTGCAAATTGGACATATAAGTGATTATTTTGAGCAACTAAGTCCACTTGGAACTTAATATTTTCAATAACTGCATTAATATCACCCTGTGGAGAGGCAATTCCATAAGTTGCACCTTCTGGAAGGTCAATTATCTGATCAGAACCTGCTCTTTCTATTCTCTTATCGCTATCAACACCTGTCATAAATGGCTGCCCAAACATTTGAAACCTTAAACCAAGTTGCATTTCTGTCATAGCTATATTTACTTGTTCATTACAATCCACAATGTCATTTGCACCATCTACAAAAAATTCATCAATTTGTTCTTCTCTATGTGTAAATAAGAATGGCAATACTCCATATCCATGTTCATACTCATTTATTATATTTCCATCTTCATCATAATGTGCATAAATAGACTCATCCCAATAAGCCCACTCACATTTTTCTACATGAGAAACATCTTCAGGTTGCATTAAGAGAGGATACATAATAGCAGAAGGAGTAAAAGGGTCTGATAAATAGACATCAAAATAATAAACAGGTCTATAATCAAAATAAGGCATACCATTAAACTCTTTATAGATAACTTGAGTTGCAACTGTTCCCATTAGTCGAGTCATTCTTTCAACGTGCTTCATTCGTGCATTTTTCTTTACAGTTAATAAATCATATTGTTTATTAACATTTCTTGTTGCACCTACTGTGTAAATTCTGCTCATTTTATTAATAAATCTTTTAGTAAAGTTCACGTTATAAGGTGGAATTTCTCTAAAAGCGTCTGCAGAAAAATAATCTTCAATATAGGTCTGAGTTGAGTTGCCTCCATAGTAATTCAGTAATCTCCTGACCCAATCTCGCCTATTTTTTTGATTTAACTGCTTGGCATCTTTTACTGAATGACTTATTATATCTTCTACTGTCATATTTTGATTATATATCATCTTGTCCTCACTTTAAATTCTCTTTGTTTTATTGGAAATCTATTTATAAAAAAATAGCGAATCATGTCGCAACTATGGTCGTGGTAACCATCTTTTAATGGTTCTGATTTTAAATCTTGTCCTTCTTTGGCTTCTGGATAACGATAATTCTCCAAATCTTCCATTGCTCCTACACATTTTTTATCGATATGAAAAAATCTTTCATTTTGAGCATTTTCTATAAACCCTCTAACATGAGAGACACCTGAAGCTATACTTCTTGACACTTTATCTCTCTTAGTGTTAATTATTATGCCATGTTTTCTAAAAATCTCAATATCTCCCATCCCTGATTGTCCTTGAGCTTGCATACCTGCAGGGTCGCCATAAAATTTAAGGACATTGTATCTTTTTTCCTTAATTTTTAAAGCTAACTCGTCAGTTTTAATGC